GTTTGACACTCTTTTAACGCCAAATAACTTGGTGTTAGCGGTAGAAATTGGTACAGTAACGGTAAGCGTAACTTAGGAGTTCAAAATGAACAAAGCGGACATGAAGCAGGACAAAAAGATGGTTGCCGGAGCCGTGCATAAGCATGAGAAAAAGCTGCACCCCGGCAAGCCTATGACCAAATTAGCCAAAGGCGGCAAGACCAATGAGATGATGATGAGCATGGGTCGTAATATGGCTAAAGTTGCAAATCAGCGAGGTAAATAATGGCTAAATTCAGCGACAAACGAATGGGCAAAGAAGTTGGCAATGCCGCTGTGTACGCACAACCGCACACCATGACCGGCAAAGCTGTTGGTGTTGAACCCAACCCCGGCAAAATGCCAAACCGCAGCAAAGCTGACACGGTCAACATGAGTGTTGGCAACATCAGTAAAAATGCTGGTGATGAACAAGTCAAAACCGACGGTATCAAAATGCGCGGCACAGGCGCAGCTACTAAAGGTCTGATGGCACGTGGCCCGATGGCATGACGTACGACGAGCTTGTAACTTCGATTCAGAGTTATACAGAAAATCAGTTTCCTGATGTATACCTTGCTGATGGAACGACTGAGGGTTCTTCAACTCAGATTAACCGTTTCATCCAGCAGGCTGAACAACGCATTTACAACATGATTCAGTTTCCGTCTATTCGCAAGAATGTGACTGGCACGACAACTATTAGCAACAAGTACCTATCTTGCCCAGATGATTTTCTTGCTACGTATTCAATGGCAGTAATCAATGCTGATGGCTCATATGAGTACTTGTTAAACAAAGACGTAAACTTCATACGGCAGGCGTACCCAACCCCAACAGACATTGCTACTCCCAAGTATTACGCTTTGTTTGGCCCTTCTGTAGCGGCAAGCGTTATTTCCAATGAGTTGACATTTATTCTTGGCCCAACGCCAGACGCGGCATACTCAATAGAGTTGCATTACTATTACTACCCCGTATCTATTGTTCGCGGTCAGATGACAGGTGTTGGCGCAATAACAGGTGGTTCTGGTTACATAAACGGAACGTACTATAACGTGCCTTTAATCGGCGGCACGGGTACTGGAGCGGTTGTATCAATAACCGTAACAAATGGCTCTGTTTCGGCGGTAACAATTTCAACGTCAGGCTGTCAATATTTGGTGGGAGATACTGTATCTGTCAGTTCAACGTATATCGGCGGTTCAGGTACGGGCTTTTCTGTACCTGTAACCTTCACAACCAATCCTAATGGCACATCTTGGCTGGGTGACAACTTTGACTCTGTGCTGTTATATGGCTGCTTGGTAGAGGCTTATACCTTTATGAAAGGTGAGCAAGACATCATCTCTTTGTACGACACCAAGTACAAAGAAGCACTTGCTTTGGCTAAACGTCTGGGCGATGGTATGGAGCGTCAAGATGCGTATCGTTCTGGTCAGTATAGACAGGCGGTGACATAATGGCTTTTACCGGCAACTTCTCCTGCAATGTCTTTAAGACTGGGTTGATGAACGGCACGTTCAACTTTACTTCGGGGACGTTCTATATTGCACTCTATACCAATGCAGCCACACTTGATGCCTCTACCACGGCTTATACGGCTACGGGCGAGGTTGTGGCTTCTGGGTACACGGCTGGCGGCTTGGCACTCACGATTGCGCAAACTCCCACGGTAGGCAACTCCGGTAACACTGCCTATATCTCTTTTGACAACGCTGTCTGGACATCTGCTTTGACAGCCCGTGGCGCTTTGGTTTATCAAAGTGGTGGTGGAAACCCAGCAGTTTGCGTGCTAGACTTTGGCGCAGACAAGACTTCAACCACAACATTCACGGTACAGTTCCCTGCTGTATCCAACACTTCAGCAATCATAAGGATAGCGTAATGGCACTTGTAACCACAACCAAAGGCGACATGGACGAATCTTTGCTTGAAAAGCGAGAGGGTACAGTCGATAATGACAATGAATCAACGACATGGGTTGAGTATTGGGACGGTGAAGAACTTGTCCACCGCTCTGCACATGTAACTTTAAAACAACCCGCTACGTTTGCCGGTGGCGAAACAGCTTCTTTAGCATAAAGGAAATATCATGGCTAATACGCAATCAATGTGTACCTCTTTCTTGGGCGAACTGATGTCAGCCCAACATCAGTTTGGTGCTTCAACTATTACTTCACGTACTAGTTTGACTACCCCAACTGGAGATACGTTCAAAGCGGCCTTGTATTTGGTGTCAGCAACTTACAACGCGGCAACTACTGCTTACTCCGCCACTGGCGAAGTATCAGGTACGGGCTATACAGCGGGTGGCGTAACGGTGACGACTGCAACAGTACCCACGGCAACCAACTCTTCTTCTACGGCAGGCGTAGGTTTTGTCACACCTTCAGCTTCAATTACTTACACAACAGTTACTTTAGCAACGGCATTTGATGCTGTGTTAATTTATAACTCTACACAGAGTAATAAAGCGGTAAGTGTTCACACATTCGGTTCGCAGACTATTACCGCTGGTACGTTTACTCTGACCATGCCGTCAAACACCACAACCACAGCACTGTTGCGTCTGGCTACAACCTAAGCGGAGGCGGCGTATGCCGTAGACCATGTTTGGTATCTCCGCATTTGCTGAAGCACCTTTTGCATCGCTTGGTGGTGCAAGTAGCGTTTCTGTTGCGTTAACAGGTAATGCGGCGACGGGAGCTGTAGGTACAACTACACCCAATATTACAATAGCCCTCACAGGCGTATTCGCTTCTGGTGCTGTAGGAACGGTTACAGAAACCAGCACAGTTGCGCTTACAGGAGTTTCAGCTTCCGGTGCTGTTGGAAGTGTTGCAGAAACAAACACAATTGCAGAAACTGGAAATTCTGCCACCGGTAATGTAGGTACAGCGACACCAAATACAACGATAGCCATCACTGGCGTATCCGCTTCTGGTGCTGTTGGAACAGTTACAGAAACAAACAGTCCTGCCGAAAACGGTAACCAAGCCACAGGTTCAGTTGGTACAGCAACACCGAGTACAACAATAGCCATTACGGGGGTTTCAGCCTCTGGCGCGGTTGGCACGGTTTCTAGAGGCGCTACAAGTATTGCTCTTACAGGCGTGCTTGCTTCTGGTAATGCTGGCACTGTTACACCATCTAGTACCGTCGCAGAGAACGGAAATGCCGCTACAGGTAACGTAGGAACAGTAACAACTTCCCTGTCTATTGCTCTGACAGGCGTAGCGGCTACGGGTAGCGTAGGCACGGTTACAGAAACAAACAGCCCAACTGAAAATGGAAATCAGGCTACAGGCTCAGTTGGTACGGCAATACCAAGCACAACAATAGCCCTAACAGGTGTTCAGGCAGCGGGTAGCGTTGGAACAGTTGGGTTTGGTAATTCTTTTGCGCTGACTGGGGTAGCAGCCACAGGCTCTGTAGGAACAGTTACAGAGACAAATACTGTCGCTATTTCTGGCGTATCAGCTACTGGTTCTGTTGGTACTGTAGTCCAAAGCAAAGCAGTTGCGTTAACAGGGGTTCAAGCCGCAGGCACAGTAGGCACAGTTGTTCCTAGCACTACAAAGGCTCTTACGGGGGTGTCTGCATCAGGCGCGGTAGGGTCTGTTGTATCTTCGCAAGCACTTACTGGGGTTCAAGCTACAGGTAATGTAGGAACAGTTACACCGAGTCGTACGGTAGCCATAACGGGTGTTCAAGCCGCAGGTTCGGCTGGGGATGTAACTGAAATAAATAACCCAACTGAAAATGGCAATCAAGCCGCAGGATTTGCGGGAACAGTAACCCCAAGTCTTACCATCGCCCTAACAGGTGTGGTTGCCTCTGGCGCAGTTGGTACAGTTACACACGGCAAAGAAGTTGCTATAACAGGCGTTGAAGCTTCTGGGGCTGTTGGCTCTTTAACAACCAGTAGGATTCTTGCCCTGTTAGGCGTGTCTGCCTCTGGTTTGGTTGGGGATGTAATTCCTATAAACTGGATATTAGTAGATGACAGCCAGACCGCAAACTGGCAAAATGTTAACAATTCTCAAACTGCTGGCTGGGCATTGGTAAACGACGCAGAGACATCCAACTGGTCTTTGGTTGAGACGGATTAAGGACATACATGACTTTCGTACTTGCAGACCGAGTAAAAGAGACTACTACCACGACTGGTACGGGAACAGTGACGCTTCTTGGCGCATCAACTGGGTTTCAGTCTTTTGCCGTCATTGGGAACACCAACACTACCTATTACACAATTGCCGGTCAAACGGGTAATGAATGGGAGGTAGGCATTGGTACGTACTCAACATCCGGTACAACTCTTGCCCGTACAACGGTTATATCAAACAGTTCGGCTACAGAGCCTTCAGCACTTAGTTTTAGTGCTGGCACAAAGGATGTGTTTGTCACTTATCCAGCAGAATACACGGCAAACGCTATTGGTGGTGGTATTGGTGCGGTACAGTTGAATGCTGACACGGTTACTGTAAATGCGTCAATTGACACAGGACAAAACGGATTTTCTGTTGGGCCGATAACTGTTGCTAGTGGTAAATCTGTAACTGTAGCCAGCGGTCAGCGTTGGGTTGTTTTTTAAGGAAAAATTATGGCAATAGCACTTTCAAGTGGCGCAACAAATTTCACTGCCACAATTACGGCATCCCCGACTGCTACTCGGACTGTTACTGTGCCTGACTCTGACTTCACAATGACAGGTAATGACCTGACTCAGACGCTTACCAACAAGACTCTAACTAGCCCAACTCTGACAAATGAATTAGCCACAACAATCAGAGAGACTATTACGATTTCTGCAACAGCAGCGACAGGCACAATTAATTTTGATGCATCTACTCAGGTGGTTTTGTACTACACAACAAATGCTAGTGGAAACTTTACGTTAAATTTTAGGGGTACAAGCGGCATATCCATGAACACTCTGCTGTCAACAGGACAATCTTTGTCTGCTACTTTCTTAGTAACCAATGGCGGAACTGCCTATTACAACTCTGCCGTACAAGTAGATGGCTCTTCTGTAACTCCCAAGTGGCAAGGTGGTACAGCACCAACATCAGGCAATGCAAGCTCAATTGATAGCTACACCTATGTAATTATCAAAACAGGAAGTGCCGCTTTTACAGTGTTAGCCGCTCAGACCAAGTTCGCATAAGGATTAAAAATGCCTCGTTTATCCAAGATTGGAGCCGCCGCACTTGGAGCCTTTGGCTGGACAGGCGGTGGTGTTACTGCTAGTTACCTTGTGGTTGCTGGCGGGGGTGGTGGTGGTAGCGAATCATCTTCAAACGCTGGCGCTGGTGGTGGTGGCGCGGGCGGATATAGAACAAGCACAGCATCTTTAAACCCAACCCTTTCATATGCAGTAACAGTAGGCGGTGGCGGTAATGGCGCACCAGCGGGACAAAATAATGGCTCTGCTGGTTCTGATTCCATATTTAACTCAACAACTTCTACTGGCGGGGGCTTTGGGGCAACAAGGTTTACCGCAGGTGGTAATGGTGGCTCTGGTGGTGGTGGTGGTTTAGGTACTGGTAGTGCTGGTGGCTCTGGAAATACGCCAAGCACAAGCCCATCACAAGGAAACAATGGCGGAAATGGATTAGGTCAATCTACTGGAGGCGGTGGTGGCGGTGCTAGTGCATCAGGCTCAAATGCCCCTGCTAATCAAACTGGTGGTAATGGTGGTGCGGGAACTGCATCTTCAATTACGGGTACATCAGTCACTTACGCTGGAGGCGGTGGTGCTGGTGGAACGACTATTGGAACTGGCGGTGCTGGTGGTGGCGGTAATGGTGGAAACAATAGCAATGGCGTTGCTGGTACTGCTAACTTAGGTGGCGGTGGCGGTGGCGCATATGACCAAAGTAGTGGTGGTCGCTCTGGCGGCAATGGCGGTTCTGGCGTAGTCATCATTTCATACACAAGCGGAACACAATTATTTGGTGGTGGAACTGTTACCCAATCAGGCGGTAACTTCATTCACACATTCACATCTTCTGGCGCACTTAGCCCTTTGTCATCTGTAACAGCAAGTTACTTGGTAGTGGCTGGTGGTGGTGGCGGTGGTGCGGGTCACGGTGGTGGTGGTGGTGCAGGTGGCTTGTTGTCAGGTTCTAGCCTAATAATTGACTCAAATTCAATTTACACAGTGACGGTTGGTGCTGGCGGTGCTGGCGGCATATATTCAACAACCACATCAGTCAACGGCACAAACTCTGTTTTTAGCAGTGTGACTGCAACAGGCGGTGGATATGGCGGCGGGGAAAACCAGCCATCGTATGCCAATAGGGTCGGCGGCTCTGGAGGTTCAGGTGGCGGCGGCGCTAACTCTACTCAGGGGACTTCTGCTGGTGGCGCTGGAACATCTGGGCAAGGAAACGCTGGCGGTTCTGGTTCTGGTGGTGCTAATTGGGCTGGTGGCGGTGGTGGCGGTGCTTCTGCCGTTGGTGCAAATAATCCAACTGTAAATACTGGTGGTGCGGGTGGTGCGGGGACTGCAAACAGTATTACTGGTTCAAGTGTTACCTATGCTGGTGGCGGCGGTGGCGGTGGTGGCGCTACTGCTGGCGGCGCTGGTGGTGCTGGCGGCGGTGGCGGTGGCGCTATCAATCCAGGTGTTGGCGGTGCTGGAACTGCTAATACAGGCGGTGGCGGTGGAGGCGCACGAGCTGACAACGGTGGTAGCGGTGGCTCTGGCGTAGTCATCATCTCTTACTCTGGCTCACAAGTGTTTGGTGGTGGCACAGTCACAACTTCTGGTGGCAACACTATTCACACATTTACTTCTAGCGGGTCTTTAACTGGTGGCATACCTCCAACTGTAAATTCTTTAATCATTGCTGGCGGTGGTGGTGGTAAGGGCGGCGCTGGCGGCGGCGGGGGTGCTGGTGGATTTTTTTATCAAACTAATACGGCCGTTACTTCAACAACTTACACAATTACTGTTGGTGGCGGTGGCGCGCAAAATACAAATGGAAGTGATTCCATTTTTCAAAGTATAGGAACTGCTACTGGTGGCGGTTCTGGCGGTAGTGGAACTGGTGGTTCGGGTGGCGGAGGTGCGGGCGCTGGCGCGGGCGGAGGTGCTGGCGGCACTAGCGGAAGCGGATTAGTAAATGCGGGTTCTGCCGCAAATAATTCTTCACCTAATTTTGGTTCTGGCGCGGGTGGAGGTGCTGGCTCGGCTGGTGGGGCGGCAAGTAACACAACTGGGGGCGCGGGCGGTTCTGGCTCGGCTAATAGTATTAGCGGCTCTAGTGCAACCTACGCGGGCGGTGGCGGTGGCGGTACATACAACGGGGGAACAGGCGGTGCTGGCGGCTCTGGTGGCGGCGGTGCTGGCGCGGCTGGGCCATCAAGCGGTCTTGGCCCAGCGGGCGGTGCGGGTAGCGCAAATACTGGTTCTGGCGGTGGTAGCGGTGGTAGAAGTGGCGGCGCTACTGTTGATTCTGATGGCGGTGCTGGTGGCTCTGGCGTTGTGATTATTTCTTATTCAAGCGCATACAGACCAGCAACTACAACTGGTTCTCCAACATTTACAGTAAGTGGCGGTAATAACATTTACACATTCACTTCATCTGGAACAATTACTTTTTAAGGAAAAGCAATGTCACATTTTGCACAAGTAGAAAACGGGGTAGTCGCTAGGGTCATCGTCGCTGAACAAGATGTCATCGACTCGGGCATCTTTGGTCACGGCTGGGTGCAGACCAGCTACAACACGCATGGCGGTCATCACCCAGAGGGCAGACCGTTGCGTAAGAACTATGCTGGCATTGGGTACACCTATGACTCAGGTCGGGATGCGTTTATACCGCCACAGCCGTATCCATCATGGCTAATGAGCGAGGACACTTGTCTATGGTCTGCACCAACTGCAATGCCAACTGATGACAAGTTTTATTCTTGGGATGAGCCAACATTGACATGGGTTGAGGTAACAACATGAGTTTAATTCTTTCAGGCACTGATGGACTGTCTGATATTGATGGTTCTGCCGCAACCCCTGCTATCAGGGGAACAGATGCAAACACGGGTATCTTCTTTGGCACAGACATCATTGGGTTTAGCGAGGGTGGTGTAGAAGCGGCAAGGATTAATGCCGATTCCCAATTTGTTGCCGCCGCTGGTACAGCCGCTTTACCTGTCATCACCACCACAGGCGATTTAAATACGGGTATTTTCTTCCCTGCTGCTGACACCATTGCTTTTACTGAAGGCGGTGCGGAGGCTATGCGGATTGATGCCAGCGCAAATTTGCAATTCAACTCAGGCTACGGCTCTGTTGCTACTGCTTATGGTTGTCGTGCTTGGGTAAACTTTAACGGTACTGGTACTGTTGCTATTCGTGCAAGTGGTAATGTATCAAGTATTACTGATAATGGTACAGGTGATTACACAGTTAATTTTACAACCGCTATGCCTGATGCGAATTTCACGGCTGTTACTACTGGTGGAGATACACCAGCGGGGACAGCGGCAAGAAACTACAACACGACAATTGCGGCTAAAGCAACAACTTCCGTAGAAATTATTTCTGCTCTTACTTCCACCAGTGCGGCAATTGACTGCCCTGCTATTGATGTTGCAATTTTCAGATAAGGACAACCATGAACTCAAGAATTATTTACCCAACAGATGATGGTGGTGTAGCAGTCATCATTCCAGCGGCTGAGTGCGGTTTAACCATTGATGAAATTGCCGCTAAGGATGTTCCTGTTGGTAAGCCATTCAAGATTGTGGATGTTGCTGACATTCCAACAGACCGCACATTTCGTAACGCATGGGAATATTCAGAATGATTACCATCAACATAACTAAAGCAAAGAACATAGCCCATGATGCTAGACGCACGGCACGATCTGTTGAGTTTGCACCTTTGGATATTAAAGCAACCATTCCATCTGAAGCAACAGCGGCAGAAGCAGCAAGAGCGCTAATCAGGGCCAAGTACGCAGCAATGCAGACAGATATTGATGCGGCTTCTACAATAGATGAAATCAAAGCAGCAATGCCGCAAGGAGAAACACCATGAGCAGTACATATTCCAGCAGCCTACGGGTCGAGCTTATCGGCTCTGGCGACCAAGCCGGTACGTGGGGTACAACCACCGACAACAACTTTGCCTATATCTTTGATTCCGCAATAGCTGGGTATCAAGCGGTAACAGTCACCTCAGTAAACCAAGCTCTAACCTATGTAAACGGGCCAACGTCCACTGCGGCACTGAATCAGTCTATCTACGCCATTCTAAAGTTCAACAGCGCATCTGCGGCAACGGCTATCTACGCCCCGCCAGTATCAAAAACATACATCATCTGGAACAACTCAGGCTTCACAATCACCATCTACAACTCTACGGTCATTGGTAACACAACAGCCGCTGGTACTGGTGTGGCAATAACTAACGGTAATAAAGTCACTGTGTGGTCAGACGGCACAAATTTTTATGAAACTCTGCCAAATACGTTACCAATTGCTAACGGCGGAACAGGTCAGGTAACAGCCAACGCTGCATTTAATGCGCTGGCTCCAGCGCAGACAGCCAACCGACTACTTAAATCTGATGGCACAAACACTTCATTTGCTCAAGCGGTACTGACTACTGACGTTACCGGCACACTGCCTATTGCAAACGGTGGTACTGGGGTTACAACACTTGCTGCGCTCGGTAGCTTGTTCTATCCCGTTGGTTCTATTTATATCAATGCCACTGTTGCAACCAACCCCGGAACGCTTCTTGGGTTCGGTACATGGACTGCATTTGGTGCTGGTCGAGTTCCTGTTGGTTTTGACTCAAGCAATGTTTTGTTTGACACTGCTGAAGAAACTGGTGGTAGTGCAGATGCAACATTGCCGACCCACACGCATACTGTTACTGATTCAGGACACTTTCATACTATTAGCAACCAACTTAATATTGCATCAGGAAATTATGTTCAAATCGGTACTGCTACTCAAATCCCTTATAACCCAACAAACACAGCCACAGCAACAACAGGAATTGTTATAGATAATGCAGGTTCTTCAGGAACAAATGCAAACTACCAGCCATATATCACTGTGTATATGTGGAAACGTACTGCATAACGGTGAAATGAAATTGACCCACTCAGCATTCTCTTTGCCGCCAATGCCTGTGTCGCTGCTATCAAGCAGGGATGCACTCTGTACAAGCAAGCTAAGACTTCCTTTATGGAAGTCAAAAGCACTGTTAACGAAGTCATTGGAATCGCAAAAGAGGTTAGGGGTTTCTGGGCAAAGTTGGGAAAAATGTTTGGTGCAGGTACTGCACCTGTCTCACAGGGAAAATCGCCCCAGCCTGTGGCGAAAAAGAAGGAAACCTACGTTGCCGTTGACGAAACCCAAGTCATGGCAGACATCGTTGTCCAGCTTTCCCAATTCTTCAAACTCCAAGAACAGCTTGCCGACCACATAAGGGAAGAAGAAGAGAAGAGCAAAACAGTCTACGACCCCGATGCCAACCTCATGGAAGCCGCCCTAAAACGGGTCATGGCTC